CCCAGTTGGAACAGTATTGTCTGCCTCAGACTATTTTACTAAACAGTCAAACGGTTGATTTACGTTCAACAACGACAGAGGTTTGATAAACCAGTAGCTGCTAATACTGGTGCTCATTTACATCTTTGAGCTTATGGGATTTTTCGGCTGTTCCTGCCTGAATGGGTTTTTATACTGTTGAACTATTTAAAAGCACGCCAAAGTACATATCAGATACCGTAGCCCATGTACCAGAGTATGTCAGAGTTAAACTAAATATGGTTGCTGTTGCTGTCACGTTCAATCTGCTAGTAGCACCAGAATTTGAAACAAATAGTTCTAAACTAAAATTACTAGTACAACCAACCAACGTACCAAAAGTTGAGATTGCTGCACTCACTGAAGTCGCTTGTCCGGAATAAAATATCTCGTAGTTACCCCCAACTGTTGCACCTGTAACAGTAATTACATTTCCTACCGACGTGATAACTAAAGGTCCCACTGCTGTAGACGCAGTTCCAAATGCACTTGTAGTGGAGATTCCTGTTCCAGCCGCACTATACACATACCCAAAAGCATTATTTGGTTCCTGCACATCAGCAATAAAAGCATTTGGTATACACAAATCTACATCATAACTGACCCATATCTCTCCAATTTGTGATGCATTGGAAACAACACCACTCGTACCAACAAAGATATTACAAACATCATAAGTTTTGATGTCAAGATTAGATGCCAAAGGCGCACCACGCATGTATCTCATAGGTCCCAACGCACCCATACCTTTTGGACTAACTATACACACACCATTCTCCCAACAAACATCTCTCCAAGCATGCATGTATTGTTCCATTTGTTGTATATTAGTAGGAGATCCATCCGCTGAATTGTAGTCTGGAGCTATACAAATTGATCCTCCTATATTAGAACCCACAGAAGTAATGAATTCTACATTCAATTTATTGAACTTGTAAGTCTCAAAATTTTGAGCAATTTTTGATAACCACGGAAAGGTTGCAGTTAAACCTGGATTAGCAGCAAAAGAAGCTACAGTAAAATTAGTGTGTCCTAATTGTGTCCCCAAAGGTTCTCGATGTACCACTCGAATTGATCCATCTGTAGATCTAAAAAACTTAGCGTCTTTAGTCCTAAGCTGTGTTCCAAGTGCAGCTGGAGCCCTGGAATAATTAATAGCCCTATTGCCTCTAGGTCTAATTTGTTTCTTAATTTTTCTCTTAGGTAAATTAACGTTATTGCGATTAGCATTTCTCCTATTGGAAAGTTTGCCTCTCTTCGAATTTTTGGTTCTATTATTTCTTTGCATTTGAAATATTCCCCTTATATTTTCGAAGGGTGTTTCCGAAAACACCCTAAAATCAGAACCACCTGGTCTGAGCTTTTTCTTACCAAATATCTTTATCTTAGTCCAAAGATTTTGCAGAACTCCAAACAAATTGTGATTTTTTGTGAATTTATCTTCCCAAATTTCCCTATCCACTTTATCATGAACATTCTTGAGAAAATCGTCGACCCCAGGATTATGAAAATTCCAACTACTACCAGCTTCTAAATCCTTACCATCCACAATCATGTCATCCGAGTTAAAATCGTTATCATTATGATCAATACAATCATAGGCATCTTGTTTATCCCAATCATCATGCACCATTTCAATCTTAGGGAGATTCAAGGATTCAAATACTTCATCCAATTCTTCATCTGTATCATATGATTCATACATGTTCTCTTCCTTAATGATAATATCCCTTTTCTTGTCATTTTTAATCATCATACAGTCTATGAACCATTCTGCTGTAGATGCGGTTTGTTTCAACTCATGAGGATTGAACCATGTTTCTTCATCATCATCCCAAACATCCAGGTTTTCTTCATATGGGTAAGTTTTAACAGTATATTTAATCTCATCCATGTCACAAACATCACATTCCTCTGTATAAATGTCATAGAATCGTCTAAATTTTTCAGGCATATATGATTCCAAAATTGGACAGGATATCATGTCAAAATCAGTTTTATTGTCGAAATATTCTTCAATCAACAATTGATGTTGTGTGGTCACACCATACATTTTTTCCATCAAGTTCCTAGTTGCAGGACCAACATCCTTATGGAATTTGTCTTTATTCATGGAATAGTAATCTTGGTTCAACAAAAATAATTCTTGCATATATCTAGAACCCATCGCTTCAACCCTAGCAGCACCAAATGATTCAGAAACTCTAGTCATCCACTTAGCCACAGAATAAATTATTGGACATCCTGGATAACTGTACAACAAACTCAATGCTTTACATCTAAATAATCCCTTGAGAACTGTATCACTAGAGGAGACATATTTTCTATTGGTCCAAAACAGTCCAGCCAATAAATTGAAAGGGTTCCTAACTACAATCTCCTCATCAACATCATAAATCATTCCACAGAAACTTGCTTCATTTAAATTATCATGCAAAGTCAGTTTTATGCTAAATCCCAACTCTGCGAAATCTTCAACTGTTGGCACATAACCATCAATAGCAGTAAGCCCATCATCTCCTTCATCCACTTGATCAACGGTTTTCCAATCCATCCCATTTTCATTTAATATGAATAGCATCATTATCATATTTGACCATCCATTTGCTACACTCGTCGTCATTTCACCACTCATTCTATTAGCTTCTAAATATAAAGTAAGATTGTTAAATTCGACAACATTGGCCCCAGAAAATGTTTTTCGCATCAACATAGCAATCTCAGGACCATTGGGGAGCTCAGATAATAAATAATCGTATAGTGGGAATTCCATGGCTTCCATTTGTTCAACCCCAAACAGTGATTCAAAAGAAATATAATCACTTTCCAAATAGCGACGCCCCTTTTTGTACAACATGTCATACATGTATTTAGCTCTAGAAGCAACAGGGACATGTTTTATAAAATTTGGTAATCTATATACTGCTTCTTCTATCAGTTTTACATAAGGTCCAATTATAGATTTCATTGCGTCAGAACGTGAGTAGATCCCTCTTGGCAGCTTAGGATCGTCGTAGTCTTCATCTTTCACAAACCCATTAACCTTTCTATATGCTGGTCTGTTGATATCAACTATTTCTGCGTTTATGATGGCTAATTCTTCTCTTCTAGATCCACTGTAAGAAGTATTTGCAGCCCATCTTTCAAATGAGGTATCACTCTCTCTAGATATTGGTACCAACAATTCTCTCATTACCATCATATTGAACTCCTTAAGCCGTAGAATTTTTTCTCTATTAAACGTTGGTGGTTTGCACATCATTCTTTTTCTCAGACCACAGACTAGAGTTTTTCTATCAGAGGCATCCACAACAAATTTCTTATATGGAAAATTGGTCAAAAGTTCTGTGGACATTATTGGTCTCTTATTGTGCTCCTGAACTTGGGGCTCAAATTGGATGTGAGCTTTTGTTTTAATTTCAGGTAATTCTGGACATCTGGATATTTCCAATTCACCCACACGATATCCCCTACATACTCTCCTTTTCCTCTTATAAGGTACATTTTTCCTTTTCTTACTCATCAAAATAGTAGCAAAATCTACTGTATTTCCAATTAAATCATCCTCAGTCAATATCCTGTCCTTGTCTATGTTAACACCCTGAACAGTTCTTGCTGATCTCTCTATTCTATCCCTAGCCATTTCTGATGGCATCGTATTTGTTACTACCATGGGTGAAGTGCTTTGTGCTGCTATCTCTAAAGATATGGTCTTTGTACCTAAATCCTTGCTCGTCTTATAACCAAATTTTCCCAGGGCTGTATTAGCTTTGAGCAAGATTTTTCCAGCTAAGTTTTTGGGTTTCAATTCACTTTTTACATCAAAAACTGCAATCCTAGCATTCTTAAGTTTCAATTCTCCCCGATCTCCCAAAGGTCTACAATCCATGGTAGGATTATGTACATGTCTACTAAATTTCCATTCCTGAACTTCTTTTAGGTATGAGTTTAAGTTCATCTTCTCTAACAAACACGTCTTAATATCCTTGAGAATTTGTGTAGGTAGGTTTTTCTTATCTACGGAAGCAACGAGATAAGCACAAGTACTGATAACTACAGAAGGACCAAAGTTGAGACCTACAGCAGCGGATAAAGTTGCTAGAATTGCTGATGTGGCTAAACCATCGAAACTAGGTACCTTAAAATTTCTGATTTCTGGCAATTTTCCTATGATGTGTATTAATTCATCTCTAACATGATTGAGCTTGTCAAGATCCGTATCATCATACTTTCCTTTCAAATCTTTTTTCTGTAAAACCAAGCGATCAAACTCCTCAATCAAATCATCATCAAGGGGAACACCTCTTTTTGTCAATATTTCATCCACAGTCATTCCTTTATACAATCCTTTCTCTACAGTGTGATTCAGGGGCAATTCTTCAATGGGGATCATCGTAGAGAGTATTTCTTTGGTTGTCTGTGATTTAGAGCAAAATCCATTGGCAGCTTCAAAAAATCTTTCCCTTTTCGACATAGGGACTTTATATATCTTCGTACGATCATTGGGAAACCAGCAATTTAATATCTCCTTTTCACGTGGTAATTCTGGGTCAGATTGGAGAACTATTTCTATAGCTTCAGATGGAGTGATCTGCTGTTCAGGAATGAAACATGGGTCGTTGTTAATGAGATCTGAAATTGGATCCTTGGTCTTGAGACAAAATTCTGCTGTATGTCCTGTTGTGAAGCAGGTTGTGCAATCAACTTTCTTATTGAAAAGAACCATGGGGGCATTTATTAGGCTGTTTTTCTTTTCTTGGTTGATAGAGTAATCAACTTCTGGTTCTGGCATGCTTCTAACTGCATCAAAGTACTCATTTGTATGCAACAAGTATGAATCTAAAGCATATAATGTTCCATTTAGGCTGAAAAGATAATATTGGTTATGGAATTCATCTGATTCCATGACTTCACGAGTGATTTTCTGTGAGACCCAGAGATCATTTGGGTTTTCTACATATACCCAGACAAAGTCTCCACCTGGCCTTTTCTTCTTTCTACCAAATATCTTGTTGTCAGGTCTTTCTATTTCAGTCACATAGCCATATCGTATAGTGTGACTCTTTAGGAATTCTAGTTCTGCATGACTCCTAGTTTGTTTCATCAGATGTGGAAAGAAAGGGGATCCGTTCAGCCATTTTTCCAAATACCACACTGGAATTTTTTGTTTCTTTAATAGAGAAAGAAAATCATAAATACTGCACTCCTCGACGTTTTCATATACGTCAACTAACCTGATATATGCCTTCCAAGTCTTGAAGGAATTCATTCTATCGTGCTGATAGAAATTTCTCAAACATCTGCCGCCACAGGTTAAACAATCATAAGCACCATCATGTGGAAAATCATCACATATATCATCAAAAGAATAAGCTCCAAGGGCCCTCTGCTCCCTATAATTCTTATCATCATCCCTTTCAGGATGAAACGTGCCGTGATAAGTAAATACACCCAATGTAGTGTCTCCTATTGGAAAATTGTCATTGAGTGTTTTGGTATAACAGTTGCCTTCCGTAGATAGGTAATTTGAATTTGCGTTATCCAAAATGGTCGTAGAGCGGCGTACCGCATTATCTAAATTCGACTCATCATTATTAACATTAACGGCCAGCTCGTAGCTTAATCCGCCAATGTGGGCCAAAGTATTGTCCTCTGACCTCTTAGGGGAATGAGAAACTGCTATGCAGTCTTTCCCATTTACCTCAGGACGCCTTCCAACCGATGT